CCGGGAAGTGGCCAGCGGAAGGGCCAAAGACCTTGGACCAGAAAACCGGCAAGTGGCTGTCTGCGTTCGACTACGAGACGGCGCCGCACACGACGCCGAGCCGAGCGCTCCAAGGGAAGTTGCGGAGCATGGAAATCGCGTGGGCCAAAGCGATGGCGAAGCGAGGCCGTCGATGAAGCAAGGACGGGCGAACGTGCGCGGCCGCCAGGTGGTGACGCCCAAGCCGCAGCCGAACAAGGGGCAGAAGCACGGCATGGTGCGCGTGCTGAGTCGCGAGGAGATTGAGGCGATCTACCCGCCCAAACGCAACTCAGTTGCATCTACAGACGCAACTCAGTTGCAAATGCAACACGGGCGAACGTCAGTGAATGGAGATTCAGCGAAAAAAGGCGGCGCGAAATGAGCGCTTACGGAGGGGGCTTGACGCACCAAAATGGACCGGCTACGTCTCGCGCGGAGTCGGTTGCGCATGTACCGCGCACGACGGCTCTAAGGGAAACGACAACGACCACAACGACGCGCGGCACGACGCAAGCGCGCGCAGTCGCAGCAACCATTCCCCTTGAGCCCGTCGCCGACGAGTTGACGCGTTGTGCGGTGTGCGGTCGCGGGCCGGCTCGGATGGTGGCGCTGATGGACGACACCGAACTCTTGCCGGCCGACACGATGCGGTGCGCGGTCATGATCTGGACGCGGGCGGTCCTGTGGGAGTCGATGAGCGTCGAGGAAAGGGCGTTTGAGGCCCGTCGTTGGCGTGAGCGTGCCCGTTAGGCTGGCGGCTGAGACGCAGGGGTTGAGTCTGCGCGATGCGAGGGCTGGGCAACTACCGATGTTTGGAGGTGAATCATGACTCGTCAGTGGAGCGCGGAGCAGATTGCGGCGGTGGCGGTTCACATCAAGCCAGAATACCCAGACACGTCAGCCAGGGAGGCGGCGGAACTCCTCGACGCCTGCGCCGCCGAGTCCGAGCGGCGGGCCAAGGTGGCGGAACAGGAACGGAAAGACCGGCAAGAGTTCGAGATCGAGGCAATGAGTTCGCCAGAGTTCCGGCTGTTCCGACTGTCGCACCCGGATGATGCGGCTACCGACGAGGCGTTCAGGAAGTGGCGCGAAGACAGAAAGGCGGCGAAGCCATGAACGACGCGAAGGCGAAGGCGTGGGACTTTGTGGCCAAGACGCTCAGATGGGTGGCGTTGACGCCAGACCCAGAGGTGAATGCCGAGGTCGAGAAGATTCGAGAGGCCATGGAGCGTGCGGCGAAGGCGCGACGGGAGAGCGCTTGACGGCTCGCGGCCGGAGCACGTACCCTGACCCCGTGCCCGCCTCAGTCGTGCTTCAGCAGGACCCAGCGAAGTTGGTCATTGACGCCGACTTGGAGCGGATTGCGCTTCAGAAGCGCGTTCAGGGCTTCTTCGCTGGCCTTGAGGCCGAGATGGGCAAGCCGCACTTTGGCGGGCACGCTCGAGACACGTACCGAGGCATCCTCCTGCGAGCTCAGGAGTCGGGCCTCTACAAGCCGCACACGGAGGACGCATGAGCGCAGTCGTCACGGGTCCGCAGGCCATGAAGCAGGGGATCGCTGCGCCGCAGCCGGTGGTGCAGAATCGCCTGAGCTATGTCGCGTTTTTGGAATCCGTAAGCTTTGCCGGCTCCGAGGAAACGAGCATTTCCGTTCCCGGCAAGGCGGACCGCTTGGTGCCGGCGCGACTGGAGGCCGATGGTTCGGCCACCCCCATCGACAAGGGGCAGCGTTCGGACGGCGTTCTTTTGATTCGCACGAAGTCCGATACCAAGAGCGGGCGCATGGTTGAGTATCGGCGCCTCGTGCCGTGGGCGAACCTGAAGGACCTCGGGTACTCGGAGTGATTGCCTGGTTCGTCATCGGGCTGGTGTTCGGCGGCTCGGTGTGGGTTCTGGGTGAGGTGTTTTCGGCCGTGGCGAGTAGGAAACGGAACTGAGAACAGGCTGACTGAATGCCATTTGAGAAAGGCAAGAGCGGCAACCCGGGCGGCAGGCCGAAAGCCGTTCTGGAACTGATGCAAATGGCGCGGAAGCACATTCCGAAGGCCATTCGTCGTGCCGCTCGCCTGCTGGACCATGAAGACGGGAAGGTTGTAATCGCCGCCGCGACGTTCCTGGCAGACCGAGGAATGGGTAAGCCGTCACAGGTGGACTTGGACCTTGGGCAACTCAGCGACGCCGCCATCATCGCCGAAGTCGAACGAAGAGCCGAACTCGCCAAGCAGCGAAGAGTGGATGGCGCTGGCGCAGAGTCTCAGGCAGGCCCGCACTGAAGCCGAGACTCCGGATCTCATAGACCACGGCTTCGTCGCTCAAGCCAAGTTCCTTCTCGACACCGTTGCGCTCATCGTTGTGCTCTGCACGCGGCGCGCGGGCAAGTCGTTTGGTGCGGCGCTTCGACTCCTGCGGGCGGCCTACAAGCACCCGGGCGCCTCGTGCCTCTACATCGCGCTCACTCGAGACTCGGCTGAAAAGATTCTGTGGAAAGACTGCCTCAAGGTCATCGACCGGAAGCTGAAGCTCGGCATCAACTTTAACGAAACGAAGCTGAGAGCGACGCTGCCGAATGGCTCGGTCATCTATCTGCTCGGGGTTGATAGCGACGAGGAAGAAAAGCAGAAGTTGCTCGGCCAGAAGTACGCCGAAGTCGTCATTGACGAGGCTGCTTCCTACGCCATTGACCTAACCGAACTGGTGTTTGGCATCCTGAAGCCCGCCGTTGCCGACTACCGGGGCGCCATCGTCCTCATTGGCACGCCTGGCAACTTGAAGAATGGCCTCTTTTTCGACTTGACCGAGGGGCAGGACCCCGGCGTGCCTGGCCAATGGATGAAGCTGGGTTGGAGTGGCCACCGCTGGAGCGCGATGGACAATCCGCACATGCGCGAGAAGTGGCTTGCCGAGATCGCCGAGCTCATCGCGGCGAATCCGCTTATCGAGCAGACGCCGCTTTTTCAGCAACACTATCGAGGCCGCTGGGTCATCGACGATTCGAAGCTCGTTTACCGCTACATGCCGGTACGGAACGACTACGACGGCACCCTGCCTGTCATTCGTGGGCGCGGAGAGTGGCACTTCGTCCTGGGCATCGACCTTGGATTCACCGACGCGTGCAGCTTCACTGTGGGTGCTTACCATGATCACGACAAGACGCTCCGCTACGTCCTGAGCTACAAGAAGGCCGGGCTCGACATCACGGCCACGTCTGAAGAGGCCGAACGAATCAAGGCGCAGTGGCCTATCGAGCAGACCGTCATTGATGGGGCGAACAAGCAGGCCGTGGAGGAGTTGAACCGGCGTCACGGTCTCGAGGCGCAGCCCGCCGACAAGCGCGAAAAGGCCGAGTTCATCGACATCATGAACGCGGAAATGATTCAGGAGCGCGTGAAGGTGTCGCCGCAGTGTCAGGACCTGAAAGACGAATGGGCTGGGCTCATCTGGGACGAGCGCGCGTTGATGAAGCGAAAGCGCGTCGAGCACCCAGGCTGCGAGAACCATTGCGCGGACGGGGCGCTTTACGTGTGGCGGCATTGCTGGCAATACTTGGCCACGGCAGAGCCCCCGCCTGTTCCGAAGGTGAACACCGCCGAGTGGCACGAGGCTCAAGCAAAGCAGGCGCAGCGAGAGCTTGAGGAGATGGCAGAAGCTGAATTCGCAGAGAACCAGAGGCAGGAGCGGGAAAGGAACGAGGCGCAGGAATGGGACTGAATCCGGTTGAGTTTGGCCGCATCACAATGGACGACTTGGACGCGATTGCGGATCGCGCTGAGGCAGCGGCTAGGAAGATGCGCGAGTCTGCCGCTGAGTTGCGAGCGCTGGTCGGTGTCGCGCCCGCCCCTGCCGCCGCGCCCGTCCACGCAGCGCCTCAGCCCACCAACAACCCGCGCTTGAGCCCCGCCGAACTGGCCGAGCGAGAGCGCCTCCTTCGCAACATGCGCCCCGAGATGCCTGCTGACATCGCGGCGGCGGAAGGAATGGACCAGTGAGTTACGGCGATTTCGAGCACCGGACCGCCTGGAAGCCGCAGCCCGGTCGGCAGTATGCGTTTCACGGCGCGAATGACCTGTTCTTTAAGCTCGATGGCGAGGTCGTTGAGTGCGCCGAAGACGAGAGCGACGGATACCGCTCCATGATGCTTGACCTGTATCTGGCCGAAGCGGGTCAGCGGCACATCTTCTTCAAGACCCCTGTCGACACTGTGACCGTGGAAGAGGCGCCGTCATCGCTTCCTGATGAGTACGGCGAGTTTCGTGGTTGGCAGATCGTCAGCACGTCGCCCGACCGGCATGTCTGGGTGACGATGGGGACGGCGAACTCGGATGACTACTATCCGGGCTTCCGCTTCAACTACACGCCCCGCAAGGAGGCCGCGTGAGCAACGTCATGGACCCGAACTTCACTCCGCCGCCACAGACCATTCGTCTGACTCCGCACCAGATGGCGACCATGCTCGTCGTCGAGGCGCAGATTCAGGCGCTCCAGATGGGCGCGAACCAACTCGGCGGCTTCCTCAAGCTCGACGAGGAGGCCAAGTTGCTCATCAGCGCCGCAACCCATCTGGCGAAGGGGCTGGAGAAGTTCAAGCGCCAGTGGGAATCGGGCATCGTGCTTGCGAGCGAGGCGCCGCCGGAGCCGAGGGTGGGGCCGTGAGCAAGCGACGACACCCGGCGAAGGTTCGGCACGCGCGCAGGGAGCGGGCGAAGGCAAGGCGCCGACAGGGAATTGTCATTCGCGACGGGCGCGAACTTCAGTACCAGTCGATCCTCCTGACCCCGGAGATGCTTGAGGCGAGCGCGGTCGCGTTTCAGGAGACGATGCCGGTTCAGTTCCGCCACTTCATCAAGCGCAATGACACGCCGGTGCTCAAGTGAGCCTCGCCCACGTCAAACCCGGCCGCGTCAACGGCGACCCCATCGGCAGCGAGAAGCCACGCGGCAAGGATTCGTCACGGCGCAAGGCGAGGAATGATCCGGGGTTCACGCCGACTGAGCAGCGGCAAAAGAACGAACTGATGCGGCAGTTCATGAAGAATCCCGAGGGCGGCGGCATCGGCAATTCCGAGGCGTTCCGGGCCAACTATGACGCGACGTTTGGCCCGCGCGAAGACTTTCTTGTGCCGCGCTACTGCGCCAGGTGCCGGTACGAAGCCAGGACGCTGACGGAAATGCTCTGGCACCAGACGCAGGGCGGGTGCGGCGGAAGTTGGAACTTCGACATGCGGCGAGAGGGTGAGTTGCGCAAGGCAACTCCGAAGCCAATCGAGGAGCGGATCCGAGAGATGGTTCACGAACTCCACCCGAGATTGCTGCCGTGACCCCCGCCGACCTCAAATCCACCGGCCAACTGCTCGACCTGCTCATCGCCAAGGGTGTGCGCTCGTTCAAGGGGCACGGCGTCGAGCTCGAGTTGTTTCCGCCGAATCAACCCGAGCATGCCAGCGCCAAGACTGACGACATCGACCGCTGCAGGTGCGGACACGAAGTCGTCGCGCACACTGGCGAGGGCCTGTGCATTCACGGGTGCGATGTCGACAAGTGCGCCGGACCCGAGGAGAAGAGCGAGTGACTGACTACAGAAGCCTGAAGAAGAGCGGCGGCGAATCGCCAGGGTCCGAGAGGCAGCCCGCCGACACCTCGCGCCGCTGGTGGGAGGAGAAGGGCAAGCAGTGCGCCTCGTCGGTGCGCTCTGTGGTGCAGTTTCTCCAGAAGGTTCAGGCGCCGCGCATGCGCCAGCAGGCCATCGCGTCGCGGCTCTACGGCGGCGTCGCGCTCCTGACCTCGACCGGGGCCAGCTACGCCCGCCTACTCCAGACGCAATCGGCCTCAAAAGAGCGCATCACCTACAACGCCGTTCAGAGCATCATCGACACGCTCGTGTCCAAGGTGGGCGAGTCGAAGCCGCGCCCCTACTACCTGACGAGCGGCGGCAACTACAAGCAGCAGCGGAAGGCGAAGAAGCTGTCTCAGTTCACCGATGGCGTCTTCTACGAGACGAAGACCTACCGCATCGGCGCCAAGGCGTTCCGCGACGGAACCATCTGGGGCGACGGCTTCATTCACGCATTCACGCGCAACGGGAAGATTCAGCACGAGCGCGTGCTGTCGTCGGAGTTGTGGGTTGACGAGGTGGAGGCGCAGTACGGCTACCCGCGCAACCTGCATCGCGTGAAGCTGGTCGACCGTGACGAACTCGCCGCCTACTTCCCCGAGCGCCGCGAAGCCATCATGGCCGCGTCGAAGTCGGTGGAGGCTCAGCAGCAGTCGCTCCAGAACGCCGCCGACATGGTGACGGTTGTGGAGTCGTGGCACCTCGGCGCCGAGGGCGAAGATGGGAAGATGGAGGGCGGAATCCACGCCATCACGCTCGTGTCCGGCGAGAAGATGCTGGTCGAGCCCGAGGAGTGGCCCTATGACTTCTTCCCCTTCGCGCGCATGCCGTGGTGTGAGCGCCCGCTTGGGTACTGGAGCCAGGGCTTGTGCGAGCAACTCCAGGGCGAACAGCTTGAGCTCAACAAGGAACTGTGGCTCATCCAGCGCTCGATGCAGTTGGCGGGGAGCATCAAGGTCCTCCTCCCCAATGGCTCGAAGGTGTCGAAGGAGCACATCAACAACGAGGTCGGCGCCATCATCAACTACGCGGGCGACAAGGCGCCCCAGTTTTTTGTGCCCGAGCCGATTCACCCGGTCTTCTTCGAAAACGTCAACCGCATCATCGAGCGCATGTACCGCAAGGCCGGTGTGTCGGAGCTGGCCGCGTCTCAGAAGAAGCCCGCTGGCCTCAACGCTGGCGTGGCCATTCGCGAGTACAAGGACAGCGAGTCCGAGCGCCACAAGACGGCCGGCGAGGCTTACGACGACTTCTACTTGCAGTTGGCGTACATCGATCGCTGTCTCGCCAAGGAACTGAAGGGCTACAGGGTCCGCGTCCCGGGCAAGTCCGTCTTTCGCGAGGTCGACTTTTCGAAGGACATCGGCAAGTTCAAGGATGAGGAGTTTATCCTCCAGTGTTTCCCGGTGTCGCAGTTGCCGCGCGACCCAGCCGGCCGCATGCAGACCGTCCAGGAGTGGGTGCAGGCCGGATGGATTACCCCGCGCCAGGCTCGGCGGGCGATGGACTTCCCCGACTTGGACAGCATCGAGTCGCTGGCGAACGCCCAGGAAGACCTGCTCTCGATGGTGCTCGACGACATCATTGATGAGGGCGAGTACCGGCCGCCAGAACCCACGGATGACCTGAGTCTCGCGAAGGAACTGGTCCTTGAGTACATCCAGCGTTACCGCGCGCTGGAGTTGGAACCCGAGAAGATGGACCTGCTTCGCCAGTTCAACGCACAGGTTGACCAGCTAACGCAGATGGCGATGCCGCCTCCGCCCGTTGCGCTGCCCGCTGGCGGCACTCCGCAGGCTCAGCCGATGCCGGCGCCGCAGTCCAACCTTCTCCCGCAGGCCGCATGAAAATAGAACTCAAGGTAGAGGCCAAGGAACTCGGCAATGCGGCGGACAGCCTCCGGGCATGCGCTGCGACGCTTCGGCATCACGGGATCGGCCCATACGCCACGCCGCTGGTAGCCCTTGCGGTCGCCGAGGCGTTGGAGCGGGAGGCCGAGCGGCTTTCGCCAGCGGCAAAAAACGACGATGAGCGATGGGGGTGGTTGTGATGGGTCTCGCGGACTGGATCCTGACGCCCGGACAGAAGGGGGAGACCTTTGCACTCGACCGCAGGGCTTGGTCAACGGTGCGGGGCCTTCCTATTGCCGTGCCGCGCGTGAAGTTGGTTCTCGGGAAAGGCCAGCGCCGCAACCGCCGCCGTCATCTCGCGCGCACGGCGCCGTTCGTTCCGTTCACGCTCGGATGGGCGGGCAACCTCTGCACTCGCTCGCCTAACTTCTCCACCGAAGTCCTGTTCACGAGGTAGCCCATGGCCGAAGCCGCACCCGCCGTTCCCGTCACCATCATTCCGTCCACCGTCAAACCCACCGCCACCCCTGCGCCGGCCGCAATCCCGGCCCCCGCCGCAGACGCAACGGCGGCCGAACTCGCTGACTACCGCGCAAAGGTTCGGGAAGCGGAGGCCCGAGCGCTGACGGAGAAAAAGACGCGCATCACCGAGCGTCGTCAGTGGGAGGCCGAAAAGAAGGGCCTCGGCGAGAAGCTGTCGAAGTTGAGCGAGTACGAGAAGCGCGAGCGCGAGGCCAAGCTGAACCCGAGTGCCTACCTCGAGGGCGTCTACGGTAAGGACTGGTATGACCGCGTGGTGGAGGCCAAGGTGTCTGGCGGCGCCCCCACTGCCGATACCGTGGCGCTCGAGATTCAGCGCGTGCGCGACGAGATGGAGGCGAAGTTCAGCGCCGAGAAGAGCGAGCGAGCGAAGGCGGAGGAGGCCGCTGCGAATCAGCGCGTGCAGGAAGCCCGGCAGTCACTTCGTTACCAGGGCGATGCATTGGTGAAGGCCAGTGCCGCTGAGTACCCGCTGCTTTCAAAGCTGCCCAACCCCGGGGCTGCCATCGCTCAGCACATCGAAGAGCAGTTCAACGAGGCACACGCCAAGCGGCAGGAGGGCGAGGAAGTCTTCGCGTTGTCGCCCAAGGAAGCCGCCGAGGCCATCGAGACGATGCTCTACGGATTCGCCGAGGCGGCGGCCCAGCACGAGAAATACCAGCCCAAGTTGCGCGAGCGCTTGACGCCACAGAAAGTCAATGGCAGTCTTGGTGCGACGTCGCAACAGCAGTCCGCAGTGCAGCAGCCGCAGAGTGCGCAGCAGCCGGAGCGCAGGACACTCAGCAATGCACTGACGGGCAGCACGCCAGGTCGGCAAGCCCCCAGAAGCGATGCGGAACGGCGCGAACGAGCAATCGCCGCCTACAACGCAAGCCGCTTCAAGGCCCCGGCGTAACGGCTTCACCCGTCCCAACCGCCTCCTCGTGAGGCACGACGGGTGAAACGTGGGCGCTTACCTCGATCTTCCGGCCGCAAACGCGGCCCTCAAAGAGTGGTACGACGGGCAGAAGGTCGAGAACCTCGCCTATGACGACAACCCCTTCTTGACGATGGTGCCCAAGAAGACGGACGCCACCGGCAAGTACATCCCGCAGCCGGTGATGTACGAGGTGTCGCAGGGCGCCTCCAACACCTTCAGCAATGCCCAGGGCAACCAGAGCCCCGGTCTGCTCGCTGAGTTCCTGCTCACCCTCAAACCTGAGTACTCCATCGCCACGCTGGCGAACCAGGCGATGGAGGCGAGCGCCGATGAGCGCGGCTCCTTCCTCGACTTCGCCCGCGAGTACGTCGATTGGGCGATTCAGGGGTGCGCCAACCGCGTGAGCTCGGCCTCGTTCCGCGCCGGGACCGGCTCCATCGGCCAGATTTCCAGCATCGCGGCCGGCGTCATCACCCTGACCAACCCCGCCGATGTGGCTCAGTTCGGGATCAATCAGACTTTGCAGGCCAACAGCACCGACGGTGGCTCTCCTCGAGCGGCTCTCGGTTGGGTCATCGCCCGCAACGTGGTTGCCGGCACCATCACCGTCAGCGCCACCGCGATGCAGGGTGCGGCTGGTTCGCCCGCGGGCTGGACCACCAGCGACTTCCTGCTGGTGCAGGGCGACAACAACGCGAAGCTCTCGGGCTTGTCTTCGTGGCTGCCCGCGACCGCGCCCGGCGCCGGTGACAACTTCTACGGCGTCAACCGCTCCGTGGATTCGCGCCTGTATGGCCTCTACTACAACGGCGCCCAGCAGCCGATCGAGGAGGCGCTCATCGACGCGGCGCTGCTCATTCGGCGCGAGAAGGGGCGTCCCCGCCACTTCTTCACCAACTTCGGTTCCGAGGCCGCCATCATCAAGGCCCTCGGTGCGCGTCGCGAGTTCAGCGACTACCAGACCGAGGACGGCGTCATCGGCTTCCGTGGCGTGAAGGTGCAGGGTCCGGCCGGGCCCATCGAGGTCTTCGCCGACCGCAACTGCCAGGCCGCTACCGGCTACCTGGTTCAGCTCAACACCTGGACCATGTACTCGCTCGGCTCGGTGCCCCGCATCTTCAAGTACGGCGACGGGCTCGAGATGCTGCGCCTCGCGAACGCGGACGCCTCCGAGGTCCGCACGGGCGCCTACGCCAACCTCGGGTGTCGCGCCCCTGGGTGGAATGGCCAAGTGGCGCTCCAGGTGTGAGTGGTTGCCGTGCTGACCACCTGACACCAAGGAGAAACCATGGCGAACAGATCGTTTAACGAGGAAGTCTATACGGTCCCCAAGCGCCCCGTGACGCTGTGGGCCGTGGTGACGATGAGCGGCACTACCCCGGTGCTCCAGAAGTGGGTCTATCCCACCCTCGGCACCGGGACCAACGTCCGCACGTACACCACTGCGTCGTCGGTGACGGCGCCCAGCGGCACCGGCTCCTGGCCGCTCCAGTACACGGGCGGCACCGAGGGTGTGTTCAGCGTCACCCGCACCGCTGCCGGACTCTGGACCGTGGCTCTCCAGGACGCCTATCAGCGCGTCATGTTGGTGCAGGCGTGGCAGTCGCTGGCGGGCGGCGCGGCGACCATCATTGGCTGCTCGGAAAACACCACCATCACCAACATGTCGGCGGGCGCGCCGGGCTCCGTCATTGGCGTTGGCCTTCTCTCGGCCACCGGCACCCTGGCCGACCCGGCGACGCTCACCACCGTCAAGCTCAAGATTGAGCTTCTCGACGCCACGGAGCCCTGACCCATGGCCCTCCAAGCCGCGCTCAGCCTGAATGTGTCGGCCTGCGTGGCGGGCCAGACTCCGCCGCCCATGGCGACGCTGACGGTCTACAACCCGAACGCGTCGGCCGTGACGGTGACGGGCATCCAAATCACCGCTCGGGCCGTGGGCGACAACGCCACCAACCACACGGCGATGGCGCCCTCGCTGCCTCCGGTGGGGCCGAACCAGAACACCACCATCGCGGCGACGAGTTCGCAGACCTTCGGCCCGTTCCCCGTCGCCATCGGCTCGGCTGCCAACGCCAACTCGTTCCAGGCGGTGAATCCCTCGGGCAGCGTCATTCCGACGAATCCCCAGGGCAGCCAGCCGCCACAGACCACGTTCATGATTGGCGGCATGGTGGCGGGATCGGACGGGAGTTCCAACGTCATCTGCGAGGCGGGCCTCTTCGTCTCGTACTCGACGCCGCCCCCGCTCGGGTTCCAGGGCGGATTCCTCAACCTGGCCGGGCCGAACAACCTCGCCAACCTCGTCGTCATTGGGGGTGCGTGATGGCGCTCACCGTCTCACTCACGCAGGTGTCGGCTCAGGTGTTGTCGAACCAGCCAACCTACTTCACCGTCACCGTCTCCAACGGCGGCTCCTCCTCGTTGACGCTCCAGTCGCTCCAAATCACCGAGGCGAGCGGCACCAACGCGAGGGTCGGAAGTCCTACCTGGATGACGCCCAACACCACGGTCGGCACGGGCTACCCCGTCATCGCGGCCGGTGCTTCTTCGTCCTGGTCCTTCCCGGTCGTCTTCAACTCGCCTGCGACTCAGGGCCCGTCGCCACAGCATGCTCCGGGCGGCGCGTCGCCCAGCAATCAGGCTGTGCAGCCGAACGCGTCCTTCGTGCTTCGGGCGCAGATTCTCGACTCGAGCAACGCAGTCGCCAGCGCTCAGCTTCAGGTGTCGTCGCTGGCGTCGCTTCAGAATGACCCGGCTCCCCAGGGTGGCGCGCTGTGGCTGAATGAGGGCGCCAACCTCGTCAACCTTCTCACGCTGTAACGTTGTCCCACCGCGCACCCGCGCAAAACAGGAGATGTACAGATGGCTCAGGGCACCCTTACCGTGCGCGACGGCAACAACACGGCGCAGACCGTCGCCACCTTCCCGGATCTCGCCGGCAACATCTACAGCGGCGTTTCGCTCGACTCCTCGCGGCAGACGTATCGCGCCTCGGCGGCGTCGGCGGCCGTCATCACCACTGCTGCCGGCACCCTCATCAGCATCCAGGGCAGCGCCACGAAGACCATCCGCATCAAGCGGATTGGCATCACCCTCACGGCCGCCACCCCTGCGCAGTGCGTGCTCCAGCTCCAGCGCACCAGCGCGCTCGGCGCGGGCGGCACCACTGTGTCGCCGACCGTGGCCAAGCTCGACACCAACAGCGCGGCGGCTACCGCTGTCGTGTCGCACTACACCACGGTCAAGCAGACCAACGGCACCGCCGTCGGCGGCCCGCTGAGCACCACCGGCATCAACTCGGCGGTTACCACCACCGCTCCGACGTTCCTCGGCGCTCCGTTCCAGTTCCTGTTCCCCGAGTCGGGCATGAAGGATGGCCAAGCCATCGTCCTGCGCGGCGTGGCGGACTTCCTCGAAGTGCAGAACCCGGTGGCCATCGGCACCACGCCGGCGCTGAGCTACTTCGTTGAGTGGGAAGAGGACGCTAGCTAGTAACTAGACGTCTCGTAACCCTCTGGCCGAGGCGTCTTGGTGGCGCCTCGGCCCTCGCTTGAAGGTGGCCCATGTCCGTCAACGTCTCGGCAATCGATCTTGAGGTCGTCACCAACCTTCGGCTGACGAACTACATCGACGACTCGGCCACGCCAGGCGACAGAACGGTCAATAGGCTACGCGGTAAAAACGCGTTCGCCATCGGCGCAACGTCG